TAACCACAGTAACTACCTCGCCGCTTGGCGCTACTTTGACAGAGTTGTCCCTACGGCTTTCTGCTCTAGCTGACAGTATCTACGAAACCACTAAACGTTGTGCTTTATAAGGAGCCTACAACAATGACACCGGAACTTCAGATAAAAGTAGAGGAATGGAGAAGAAAAGCTTTGGACGGAACACTTACCCCGGAAGAAATGCGGGAAGCTGTTATCTTTCTCCGGCAGACGAGGGTAAACGCGGCGAAGTCGTCGTCGGCGGCGAAGGAGAGGAAAGCGGCGAAGGCTCCGGTAGATGCCGATGCATTGCTTAATGAATTGGAGGGAATATAAGATGCCTAGTTTTAGTGATATAGAAGTGCCCTCAATAGATGTTGATTTTGAAGTTTATTGCGACAACTGTGGGGCAGGTCTTTGCAGAGACACAAGAGTACGTGGTACAACTATCCATGTAAGCCCTTGCAGTAATTGCATGGATAATGAGTATGAAAGGGGGAAAGCAGATGCAAGCAACTAAACCATCTTTCCCCTACACCATCGACTCTTCCATGCTGTCAACCTTCCGCTCCTGCCCCCGCAAGTTCTACTTGCAATATGTCGAGCATTGGAAGCCGAAAGCGGAAAGCGTCCACCTTCATGCCGGGGGAGCGTTTGCCGCCGGAATCGAGGCCGCGCGAAAGGCGTTCTTCATCGGCGGCATGCCACAAGAAGATGCTATCGCCACCGGGCTTCAAAAGCTCATCGAAACCTATGGGGACTTCGAGTGTCCGGCAGAAAGTGCAAAATCCCTCAACCGCATGTGTGGTGCACTGGAATACTATGGCACACTCCATCCTTTCGGGCAAGATGGAATGGAGCCTATTATGTTCGGCAAGGAGCGCACTGGCATTGAGCTTGCCTTTGCCCGACCTTTAGACTTCAACCATCCAACCCTTGGCGATCCGCTTTTATACACCGGGCGGAGTGATATGGTAGCCAATTACCTCGGAGGCGTCTACATCGTGGACGAAAAAACCGCATCGCAACTCGGCGCATCTTGGGGCAGGCAGTGGGAACTCCGCTCCCAATTCACCGGATATTGTTGGGGATGCCAGGGGTATGATATTGAAGCCGCTGGTATAATGATCCGGGGAATAAGCATCCTCAAGACTAAATATGACCACATGGAGGTTCTTACCTACCGCTCCCGGTGGGAGATTGAGCGTTGGTATGAACAAATCCATCGTGACCTTGCCAGGATGCTTAAATGCTGGGAGGATGATTATTGGGATTATAATCTTGACCATTCCTGTACGGAGTATGGCGGATGTAGCATGGTGCAAATCTGCAAATCTCCGACGCCGGAAAATTGGCTGGAAATGTATTTCGAACGCAGGGTCTGGGATCCTTTGGAAAGAAAGCAACTTAGCTTGGAAGAGTATGAGGCGAAGTGGAATCCGGCGTCAAATACCACGGAATTATAAAGGAATAATCCCGGTGAAATACACACAATCCTGTTTCGTCGAAGGCAAGTACTACGGGGAAGGTATCTTCATAGCCCGGCGTATCCGCATGGAGCCCATATCCCATGTGTTTATATGCGAAACCTGTGGCCGTGAGTACGCCCGTTGTCCTGTGACAACCTCCGAGGGGAAAACCCGCCCGTGGTATCCTCTCCGTGGTATATGCCGCCGGTGCCCCCCGACTTGGTGGGCATCTGTCCCCGGAAGTATATGGAGTGGCTTCGACACGGATTTTTCCGCCGCTTTACCTGATGCATGGATGAAAGAGGAATTACTCCTGACAATAGATTCACTTAAATATGAGGTAATCGAAAATGACTGAACCAACCACACAACCAGTAAAACCTACAAGCACCCTCGCCGGGGTCAATGTCCTGCTTATGGGACCAGCGGGTGCGGGGAAAACCCATGCTATTGGAACCTTGGTAGATGCCGGGATAGAGGTATTCTACCTCGCCTTGGAACCGGGCCTTGAATCCCTTCTCGGCTACTACACCGACAGGGGGAAACCTATCCCTGACAACCTCCATTGGCATACAGTTGCCGCCCCCGTGGCATCTTTCACCGATATGATCGACTCCGCTACCAAGATTAACACTTTAAGCTTCGAGTCCATCACCAAAATGCAAGACCCGAACCGGAGCAAGTACAATCAGTTCATTGGTGTACTTTCAGCCTTGAACAATTTCCCTTGCGACCGGACAGGACAAACCTTTGGCCCTGTGAATCTTTGGGGGCCGGATAAGGCTTTAGTCATTGACGGCTTAAGCGGCCTCAACCGCGCGGCCATGTCCCTGGTCGTCGGCGGCAAACCCGTCAAAAACCAAGCCGATTGGGGTATCGCCCAGGATCAAGTTGAAAAAATCCTTGCACTTTTGTGTAACAACTGCCCTGCACATTTTGTCCTCATCGCTCATGTGGAGCGGGAAACGGATGCAGTTATGGGTGGGGTTAAGATAACCGTATCTACCCTTGGTCGCGCCCTTGCCCCCAAAATCCCGCCGATGTTCAGCGATGTTATCCTTTGCACCCGTCAAGGGGATAAATGGACTTGGGATACAGCTTCGGCTTTGGCAGACGTCAAGACCCGCAACCTCCCTATCTTGGCTACAAACCCTCCCACCTTCGATGCCATTATCACAAAATGGAAAGTCCGTGGGGGCATCGCATAAATAATAAACTTTCAAAAGGGGGATTGACTACTGGCAGAATAAACTATACGATGCTAGGAATTGTTTTTCAACCATCCGCTATACATAGCTGGGCAGGGGCTTACGGCGGATTATAAACCTTGCAACCACACTCAATTTCTTTTAAAGGAGCTACACAATGTTTGATGCCGAAAGTTTCCTCAACAGCACCATCGAAGGTCAGAACGACACCGTTGTTATCCCCGTACCTGTCGGTGAGTACATCGCCAGCATCGAAAAGGTCGAAATCCGTCCGTGGCAGAAAAAGGACGATCCATCTGTCGGCGGCCTTGCCCTGGATTTGATCTGGAACATCGAAGACGACAACCTCAAGGCCACCCTCGACCGGGATAAGATCACAGTCAAACAGGGCATCATGCTTGACTTGACCGAAGGTGGTGGTTTGGACATGGGCAAAGGCAAAAACATCGGCCTTGGCCGCCTGCGCGAAGCTGTCAACATGAACAACCCTGCCTCCCCGTTTTCCTTCAACATGCTTCCCGGCAACCTTGCCCGTGTAAGCGTCAACCACCGTGTTAATGGTGAGAATGTGTATGCTGAGGTCAAGGCAGTAGCCAAGGCTTAAGCTTCCATTTTCCTAGGAAACAAGAGCCCCTTGCCAGAAATGGTTAAGGGGCTTTTTTGTGGTTATTCCGTGGGGTTATGGAATGGGCATAAATGGCCCGTGGTGCGGTTGTTCGGGTTTCGGGTAGGATCATATACCACGGGGCGCAAAACACCACCACGGGCCATTTCCCGGCCATTTTCGGCCACACCCCAACCGCCATACCACACCAACCGACAACCAAACGAAACCCCGTGGGGAAACAATGAATATCACCAGCATATCTTCCATCCAAATTGCCGCAAACCGTCAACGTCAGGAGTTCGATCCTCAAGCCTTGATGGAGCTTACCGAATCCATCCGAGAACGCGGGTTGCTCCATGCTCCTGTCTGTCGAGAAGTCAACGGCGTATTAACCCTTGTTGCAGGTGAACGCCGGCTTCGGGCTATAAAAGACCTTTTTGCCCTCGGCGGTTCATTTATCTTCGACGGCCAATCCTTTTCCGGTAATGAGGTTCCTTATGTCAATCTTGGAGAACTTGCCCCCCTTGAAGCCGAAGAAGCCGAGCTCGATGAAAACTTACATCGTCGCGACCTGTCCTGGCAGGAACATGCATCCGCTGTGCAACGACTGCACGAACTCAGGAAAGCACAAGCTGAAGCACGGGGAGACGTGCAAACAGTGGCCGATACTGCCCTTGAGGTTCTGGGCCGGAATGACGGCCATTATCAGGCGACAATCCGGAAAGAATCTATTGTTGCGAAGCATCTTAATGATCCCGATGTTGCCAAGGCAAAAACCCTTGACGAAGGGTTCAAGATCCTTAAACGGAAAGAAGAAAACAGGAAAAACGCGGAATTAGCAGTTTCCGTTGGAAAGACCTTTTCCGTCAAGGATCATGAGGTTTTCAATCAGGATTGCCTTGCCTGGATGGCCGCCTGCCCGCCGGAAACCTTTGATGTTATCCTTACCGATCCACCTTACGGTATGGGCGCAGATACCTTTTGTGACGCCGGTGGGAAAATGACAGGCATCGAACACCACTACGATGATTCTTATGAATCCTGGGTTAAGCTCATGGCTGAGTGGTCTGTACTATCATTCACCGTTTGCAAGCCCCAAGCCCATGCCTATGTCTGGTGTGATATTGATAACTTCCACGAGCTTAAACGCATGATGCAGGCCGCTGGTTGGTATGTTTTCCGTACACCTTTAATCAACGTCAAAACTGGCTCCGGTCGTGTTCCTCTCCCAGACCGTGGCCCTAGGAGGCAATATGAAACCTGTCTGTACGCAATCAAAGGAAATAAACCAGTCACTCATATCTATCCTGATGTTATCACGTCTGGAGCTGACCAGAATGATGGACATGGTGCAACTAAACCTGTCTCCCTCTACACTAATTTACTTCAGCGATCGGTCAGACCGGGGGATAGGGTATTGGATTGCTTTGCGGGCTCCGGGCCAATCTTCCACGCCTGCCATCTTATGAAAGTCTATGCGACAGGGATTGAGCAGAATCCTGAATACTACGGGATTTGTTTGAAACGCTTGCAGAAAATGGAGATGGAAAATGGAGAATCCTAAAGGCATCAAGCACGATCAAGGCAAGCCTCTAGCCGCTTGCCTTAAGGACTTCTCTTTAGCTTTGTTAAAAGTGGCTGAGGTAGCAACCTTCGGCGCAAACAAGTATGAGCGAGGAAATTGGCAAGATGTAGAAAATGGGGAAACCCGTTACGACGACGCCAAGTGGCGGCATATGCTAGCTTCCCGGCATGAGGAATACGACCCTGAAACTAACCTCATGCACGAAGCCCATGAAGCATGGAACACCTTGGCCAAGCTCGAATTAAAATTAAGAAGATTGAGGCGCGTATATGTCAATGATTCAAGTAATGCCGTCCGGCCCCTGCCCTGCGAAGATAATGTTGGTAGGGGAAGCTCCGGGGCAGGAGGAGATAGTCAAAAACATGCCGTTCGCGGGGGCGGCGGGCTACGAACTGGACAAGATGCTAACAGAGGCGGGTTTGAGCCGAAACCAGTGCTTTATCACCAACTTAGTCCGGGAGCGCCCGCCGAAAGGGGACGTAACTTCTTTCATTGCAATGAAGAAGAAGGAGATAACCCCACAACACCTCGCTGTCCGTGACAAGCTTGTCTTGCCGCCGGTCAAGGACGGCGTGGAGTTATTAAAAAGAGAGATCGAGCTCTGCCAGCCGAATGTCATTGTTGCGTTCGGAAATGCTGCACTTTGGGCCTTAACTGGAAAGTGGGGGATACGATCTTGGCGGGGGAGTGTTATAGCCTGCGATCTGCCCTTGAATCTCGACTATCAGCCAAAGGTCATACCGCTTGTCTCCCCTTCAATGATCCTAAAGCAATGGTCGGAAAGGCCAATCTTTATCCATGACCTGCAAAGGGTGAAAAAGGAAAGTGTAAGTCGAGATGTAACTCCGCTGAATTATGATTTTATAATCCAGCCGAATTTCGGGCAAGCCTCCGCCACTCTCGCCACACTCCAACGTCAAGTCGAGCGTGGCCCGATGGAGTTATCTGTCGATATTGAAACCCGCGCGGGGCACATTGACTGTATTGGATTTGCATGGTCAAAGACAGAAGCTATCTGCATCCCTTTAATGGTAAATTTGGTTAAGGGGAAAGTAACTGACAGCCATTATTGGACGGAGGCGGAGGAAGCGCTTCTCCTATATCGTATATACCGCCTGCTTACCCATCCAAATTGCCGTGTCATTGGTCAAGGTTTTTGGTACGACGCCCAATACACTCTCCGCCATTGGCATTTTGTCCCAAACCTTTGGCAGGATACCATGATTTCCCAGCATTCATGTTTCTCCACAATGAAGAAAAGCTTGGATTTCCTTTCTTCCATGTACTGCGAAAATCACGTCTTTTGGAAGGATGAGAATAAGGAAGCGAACGAGAAACTTGACGATAAATTACGTTGGAATTATAACTGCAAAGATTGTGTGGCTACGTTCGAAGTCGCATCCGTTTTACGCGAAACCGTTAAAAAGCTAAAACTCGAATCCGTCCATGAGTTCCAGCAAAGTCTTTTCTGGCCAGTGCTTACTACAATGGATAAGGGATTGCGAGTAGCCGCCGACAAGCGCGGGCAATATGCCATGATGCTTTTCGACGAAATCGCCAAGCGGGAACAATACTTCATCGACGTCTTAGGCTTCCCTTTAAACCCTAAGTCAACAGTCCAAATGCAAACTCTTTTCTACGAAGATTTCGGTATGAAGAAAATCTTCAGCAGAAAAACAGGGGCGGTTTCATGCGACGATGAGGCCTTACGAAAAATAGCCGAACGTGAACCTTTACTCCTCCCCCTCATCCGCCGCATAACCGAATACCGAAGCCTGTCTGTATTTCTTTCCACCTTCGTCAAAGCCCCACTTGACATTGATGGGAGGATGCGGTGTACTTTCAAAATCACCGGAACGGAGACATACCGCTTCGCCTCCTCTAAGAACGCTTTCGGAACAGGAGCTAACCTCCAAAACATCCCGAAAGGTGGGGAAGAGTCATCCGACCTTGAACTTCCGAACATCCGGGAGCTTTACATACCTGACCCTGGCAAAACCTATTTTGATATTGACCTTGACAGTGCCGACCTTCGCATAGTATGTTGGGAGGCAGATATCCCTGAAATGAAAGCAATGCTTGCAACTGGAGCAAAAGTTTATGTGGAAGTGGCTAAGGAATATTACAAAGACCCTACCATTACCAAGCATCACAAGATGTATGGTACCTTCAAATCCCTATGTCATGGGACACATTACCTTGGAACCGCTAAAGGCTTGGCAACTCGCCTGGGGCTGTCTGTACATGAGGTTGATAAGATCCAAAAATGGTATTACGGTAAATTTCCGGAACTTAAAACATGGCAAGATAACCTCAAGGATCAAGTCTTTAAGCGTCGTATGGTAGAGAATGTCTTTGGGTATCGGTGTTATTTTTTCGACAGGATTGAAGGTACTATTTTTAACCAAGCTGTTGCCTGGATACCGCAATCAACCGTTGCCTGTCTGATAAACCGTGGCTATATGAACATACACAACAACCTGAAAGAAGTAGACGTATTACTTCAAGTCCACGATTCTCTTGCAGGGCAGTTTGATACACCAAAAACCGAGTGGGCTGTCCGTCGGATTCAGGAAGAGTGCGCAGTCCCACTCCCCTTCCCCGGCGACCCTCTCATAATTCCAGTAGGCATTAAAACTTCACCAGTATCTTGGGGGGAATGTGGGTGATGGGGCGCAATCATTCAGACTGGTTACAAGCTTACATAAACTATGCCTCGGTATCTGAAGCCCCGACCTATATGCACTTTTGGTCTGGGGTTTCAGCTATCGCAGGCGCACTTCGTCGAAAAGTTTGGTTCGACATGGGGCACTTTGAATGGTTCCCTAATTTTTACATTATCCTGGTAGCACCTCCAGGTGTAATAGCAAAGTCAACCACCTCTAGCATTGCAATGAAGTTGTTGAAGCAAGTTCCTGGAGTAAGGTTCGGGCCGGATATTGTAACATGGCCTTCCTTGGTTACGTCTTTTGCCGACGCCGCGGAGACGTTTGAGTACCAAGACGCGCATCATACGATGAGTTGCATCACCTTAGAATCTTCGGAATTTGGGAATCTTCTCGACCCTTCCGACAGGAAAATGGTTGATTTACTGGTGCATCTGTGGGACGGAAAGCCAGGGGAATTTCGCAAACAAACAAAAGGTGCAGGCAATGATGAAGTGCCAAACCCATGGATCAACATTATTGCCTGTACCACCCCTTCATGGATTGCAGGGAATTTCCCTGAATATATGATAGGCGGCGGGTTCACCTCCCGTTGTGTTTTTGTCTACGCAGAGCAAAAAGCTAAAATCGTACCATACCCTAAGTTAATGATGCAGTATGACAAAAGTGAGGAAGAACGGAAACTTGTAGAAGACCTTATCGCCATAGGTGAAATGCGTGGGAGCTATGAGCTTTCCAATGAAGCCCAAGAATGGGGCATTGCATGGTATAATGACTTATGGAAGCATAAACCCAAACACCTGGATAATGACCAATTCGGAGGATATATGAGCCGGAAACAGTCACATATCCATAAACTCGCCATGATCCTTGCGGCGGCCACCAGCGACAAAATGATTATTTCCAAGGAGCATCTTACCTTGGCAAATACCATGACAACAGACCTGGAAAAAGACATGCAAAAGGTGTTCTCCAAAATAGGAAAGTCTTCTACAAGCTTATATGTCGATAGAATGCTTGCCCACATAGACGCCAACGGGAAACTTCCTTATGCGGAAGTCTATCGCTTTGTGCATACGCATTTTCCTTCCGCCAGGGACTTTGAAGATGTAATTGCAGGGTGCGTTAAAAGTGGAAAAATAGCAATTAAAAATGAAAACGGGGCTTTGATAGTGTATAGCATAAAAGCAAAAACAGTCGGGGCATAGTCAGCCCCGACTGTTCCTTTTCCCTTTTGGCTGCTTCCGCCGGATTATTTTGCCGACAGTGGCTTGTCCGTTACAATCCTCAGCCCCATGTTCACCACCGCCATTCCGATGGTGGCAGTCATCGGGGAAATCGCCAATCCCGCTCCACCAGAGAAAACAATCCCTGCAATCGACAGGACATTGAACCACATTGTTTTCGATTTCAAAAAACCCATTGTGTGTCTCCTTGTGTTATGTTGATGTTGTGGAATGCAGACCTACCGCACCCCGTTATACTCAAAGGAATAATGATTCCCGTCAGCAAATCGCCCACCCCAACGCGCTTTTGGGTGCTGCCCCTCCCACCATTCACCAAGGGCGCGATGCGCTTCCGTGCTACCTTGAAAAACACCGTCTTTGAAAAGGTTTAGGTCATGGGCCAGTTTGTTTTTATGCGCGCTACTTTTGTGCCCATAACCCAACTTGACCCCGAGAGCCCCGTGGACTCGGGGGTCGCGGAAGGCGTCTCCTTGCGCTATCTCAAAGCCAAGTTCAAAAGCCTTGTCGTAAAGACGAGGGATTAGTCTGGCAAAAGCCCATTGCAGCTTAAGAAGTTCGCTCATTTTACTGGTCCTTTTACGAAGGCAGCCCATAACTGTATCGCGGCCCACACCGCGAAGCCGATGAGTCCGTATTTTGTAAGTTCAAAGGTCATCTTACGCCAAAAATCAGTGCGGTTCTTGGCCTGCTCTATCAACGCCTCATGGTAACTTCGA